GAGTATCCGACGAATTCACCGAGAAAGGACTCCAAGCCATCTGGACGAATAACGGTCCAGATTTCTTCGACTCCTCTCTCATCTCCTTAGTCACACGCTCCACACGGCGAAGACTCCAACCTGCTGGCCTCCGTTCCTGTTCGAGGACAGGAAGCTTGGGAGGCAGGGGCTTCTCAGCACCTGCGGGGAAGCTCAAATAGAACGCCTCCCTATCCAGCAAACCGGAGCCGACAAGCTCCGCCCGTGTAACGCGTAGACCCAAACCCCGAGTCAAAGACCTCCTTGATGCGAGTATACATTGGGAATTCCACTTCAGGAATGCAATGTTGCACATTTCCCTCCGCCTACCGAAATAGCCGGGTCGGAACGACCGAAATCGCCCCTCAAGCGAGGAGACTCCATCCTTGCCAAGTCCGTTAAGACCGAGCCCGAACGCAGTGCTCCTTACCATCGGAATCTGTACGATACTTTTTCCAGACGATTTGAACATCGTGGAGTTTAAAGAAAAGTACCTCTCGTCAACAAGCGTCTTACCCTGGCTCAGAGTAAGTCCCGCTCCTACAACTCCTTCCATCCAACGTTTCGCCATCTGCGGGGTACCGCGAAAGACTATATCGTCACCGTTCACCCGCACGGGGGTGTCCGGACCTCCCTTGGTACGAGAATAATATCTGAAACCCAGATAATTCACCAAGCAGAGGAGAGGGAAGGAAAGTAGGTTACCCATCAATTGTCCTCGTTCCTGCTGGTATACTTTCGAAATACCAGCGCCAAGATCAACACTCAACTGACTCCGGAGCATCAGAGGAGCGGATTCAAGTATGCCTTTCGGCACTTGTGTGGATTGCATAAGAATGAGATCAAGGATCTCTCGTTGGAGGTACCCGTTCAAGTTGTCGGTGGCGGACTCATAATCCCCACTAACGAACACCTCACCCTCCTTTCTCACAAATTCCTTGAATCTTTGGCTCTTGGCATCTCCACGGAGAAGCCAAGGGAACTTAGACAGGTGGTTGTACATGGCGTTATGGAGAGGCCTGAAGAGATTGGCATTCACATCTGCGGTCGAAACCACACGATGCTTACCACCGGTCTCCACTGAGACTACCCTCGATGGAAGAAGATCCACCGCAGTTTCTCGAGTCAGAACATCGAGGACATAATCCTCGTGGGAGTTCCAACGTGCCTCCATACCATACCGTCGTGCTCCACCACGACCCTGCCCTAATTGCAAACACGACTTAACCGGCAGCACGGCGCTCAGAGCCGCGTTCGGATAAAGAGTCGCATCCCAACCCTTAGGAAACAACTGAGGAATCCGCTTCCTAACGTAAGATAGGAAGCCCGGATCGGGGTCCGGTGAAGGGCAACTCATGCGCTCGGCATAAGCTACAATGTCGGGGGGGTTTGATGGGATCACCTTACGGAAAAGAAACAATGACATGGCAATCGACATACGACTATCTCGCGATAACCGTGCATCATTGATGGCACCACGCCATAGGTGAAACCCGCTACCCTCCAGAAGTCCGCCACAGAACTTCTTGAGAGCAGGCAAACGCTGAGCTTCTTCAACCAGATCAAACCTTGGTACCGGTAAGGACACTCCATGGAGCGAACTTATCAACCCGATAAAGGTTCTCAAAGATCGAAGTAACTCACAGCCCACCGTCAGCAACGAAATCGTTTTACGTTGACGGACCAGGGTGGACATTCCCGAGCGAGAATGTTCAGACGTCATGGCTTT